ATTCAAATGGAACTTCTCAAAGTGTTAACGCTGGTGACGATGTTAGATACAACAACTCTTCTGTTTGGTATGTTATTCCTGAAACTACTACTTTAGATTTAACTTCCTATTTAAGAGTAGATGGAAACTCTACAGTTACCGCTGATATTCCATTCTCTTCTAACAAGATAACCGGACTTGCTGAACCCACGGCAAGTGCTGATGCTGCTACAAAAAACTATGTTGATACTAGCACCACAAGAACTTTAAACTTATTATCTGATGTTAGCATCTCAACTCCTTCTAACAAAGATCTTTTAATCTACAACTCAACAACATCTGATTTTGAGAACTCAACCTTAGGTGTTACAGATTTAAACGATGTAACCGTAACTTCTCCTGTAGAAGGACAGTTACTTACTTATTCAGGAGGTACTTGGGTTAACTCAGGTAATACTGGTAATCCTCAGGTGTATTCCTTTACTGGAACTGGAAGCCAAACAGCATTTACATTCAGTCCAGTGGTTACTTCTACACAGGTAAACACTTTTATTGTTAGTATTGACGGATTAATTCAAAGACCAACAACTGACTTTGTTATTACAGATTCTTCAACACTAACCTTTAATGCCGCTCCTCCGTCAAATGCTGTAATTCTTGTTATTAACTTTGGTATTAATAGGTTAGTAGATACCTTAGGTGATAACAGTGTAACTACAAATGCAATTAATAACAATGCTGTAACCTTAGATAAATTAGAAGATGCATCTAAAAATTCTTTGATTACTTATGACGGTAGTTCTAATCCAATTAGAATTACTACTACTGATGAAAATAAATTACCTGTTGTTAATTCGTCTGGTACTTTAGAATATGGTTACTCTCCCACTGGTTATGTAGGTTATAAAATTACAGATTATCCTAAACGAACCAATCAAACAGGACTAACAAATAGAAATGAAGATCTTCCTTTTAGATCTATGATTGCTAAGTTTAATGACGGTCTTTGGAAATTCTGGGGAGAAGATATAATTCAACATCAAGTAGAGAGTCTTACCGATCAAACAACATCAAGAACAAATGCATTTCATTTGTTTACAAAAAAATCTCATGAGCTGAGGTCTTTACCTTTAATTGATAATCAACCAATCTTTTATATAAGAAGAAAACAATCAACGCTTACTAATAAAACAAGTTCTTATGGAACGGTTCAAGATATTTATACCACTGTAAATTCTATTTTTATGGTTAATACAGATGGCAAACTATTCTTCTCATCACCAGAATCTTTTGCTACTGTTGCACAGCGGTATCTTGAAAACAGTGTAAATATTGATTTAAAAGAAGGATACTCTGGATTTTTAAATGTATCTGAGAGTTCTTCAGTTATAGATTCAGTATCTATTTCAGACATTAGAACCAGTACTCCTGCGTTCCAAAATGATGGAACCACTACAACTTTAAGCGAATATTCCGGTCTTATGTTTAGCAATCCGGGTGTTGAAAATGTAGTTGTAAAAGATACTGGAGGAAATTTATACAGTTGGGGTGTAAATGATTCCGGTCAATTAGGAACAGGAAACACTACAGATCAATTATCAGATTTTATTCAAACTTGGAATGCATCTGTAAGTGGTCAGGCTGTTGACTTTGCAATATCTGTTTCAAATAACCCTTATCAAAACAACAGAGTAACTACCTATGGTGTTGGTATGGTTTTAAATTCAAACGAAGAATTATATGTAACAGGAAATAAGTGTTTAGGTTTAGGATCTGGAACTTTAACCACAACAAGCTATCAAAAAATACCAGACGCTTCATGGACAGGTTTAACCTCTCCTCTTGTTAAACAGTTTGCTTTATATAAGCACCAGAACATGATTCATGCAGATGAAACAGCTTATATAATTGATCCTTTCTGTTTTGCAATTGTTGAAGGAACTGTATCAACTGAAACAAAAAGGTATTTATATGGGTGGGGTGATTTTGGTTTTAATGACGATACACCAAGTGCTTCTGTACTTGATCCATCTAGATTTGCTGATGCTTATGATACATCAGGATCTTTACAATCAGATGTTCTTGATAATGTTCAAAAGGTTTGGATAGTTTCAAACGGAGTCTATAGTAAGGTATACTTTACCAATAGAGAAAGCGGAAGAGATTTACTATACGGATTAGGTTCTAATGCCTATCCAACATTAGGTAGCTCCAATGTAACAGAAGTAGTTACTTCAACACCTAGACCAATTATAGCTTCTAGTGGTGAGCAATTAGGCTCTAATGGATTTGAAGTTATAGATATTATTTCGTGCTCTACCTCACGTAATACAGATATAATATGGATTGTATGTAAAGATGCTAATGATAAACACTTTATGTTAAGCTTAGGATATTCTGTTGGCGATGATGATATGGATGATACTATTCGTACTCCTCAAGGTTTTGGAGCATTAGGATATCCTGCTGTGTCTATGGGTGCTAATACAACACTTACTCCAAACAGCGATGCTTTTGATGCAAGCAGAAATTCCCAAAGAACTGATACTTCTTGGACTGGGGGTTTTGTTAGGATAGCTCATGATCATGTGAATAATCCAATTAATCCTAATTCTGTTTTAGTTAATGCCAATAAATCCTCATTTAATACTAGCGTAACTTCAGACGGTGCAGATATGGCAACTTTATTTGCATCTCCAACAGTAGTCTTTACTACTACAAATGATAAAATCTATGGGTTTGGTAATAATGCATTTGGTGTTATATCAGATATAAACATGGTAACTGAACCAGATAGTACAATTGTTGAAAAATTCTATCAAGTATTTGGCGTAAGCTATGATAAATACTATGGTGTTCATAGTTATTTCTATCCAACACAAATTAAATTCTAAGGAGAACAAATGTCTCAAACAAAAACAAATTATCGGATGATTGATGGATCATTTATATCTCCTTTAGATTTTGGAGCTACTGGAGATGGAGCAGCTAATGATGCTACCGCTTTACAAAATACTTTTGACAACACAACAAATGATATTATAGATTTAGGAGGTAAAACATATGCTTTTACTTCGCCACTTACTATCACTCAAAGTAATATCACAATTCAAAACGGTACTTTAAAGTATACCGGAACGGATAACGGATTTACTGAACTGATTTCCGTCACAGGATCAGTAGGATCAACAACCTATACTCCAAGTAGCGATATTAAAATCGGAGATACAAGTGTATCCTTTAGCTCCGTGTCAGCCTTTAGTGCAGATACTTATGTTGTATTAGAAGGCACGGTTGAAATCTATTCAGCAGGTTTTCATAGTTCTGTTATTAAAAACTCTGAGATAGTTAGAATTAGAAAAGTAGATTCAACAAACAACAAATTAATTTTATACTATCCTGTTAAAGGAAACTATAAATCTTCAGAGGTTGACGTTAAGATATTAACGCCCATTGAAAACACCGTCTTTCAAAATGTTACCTTCGAAGGGCTGGGTGTAACTGAAGTAGACTTAGGAAATAATCCAATCAGTACTGTTGATACCACAACAACGTTTACCGTTGATGTTCCTCAAACAGGATTAAACTTAGCGGTAAATGATTTCTTTACTCTTGAAGATGTTACCTCTTCTACTATTGGAGGACTTTCTAATACCAACTTTGAAGGAAAACAGTTTCAGATTACCAATGTAGCAGAGGCAGGTACAACTGTTCTAACAGCAGCAGCACCCAGTAGCTTCACTTCTTCTGAATCTATTGGTGGAGGAACTGTAAAGATTGTTGCTGGAGGAACAGAGGCTCTAGCTTTAGAAGTATGTGTTAATACTAAGATTATTAATTGTGTATTTAAAAAGTGCAGAACTAGTATTGACATTAGTAAATCTTTTAACACAAGAATTGTAAACAATATTTTTGAAAGCTTTGCTGTAAATGGATATGGTATTAAAATTGAGCAGTTTACTACAGATACCCTAATCGAAGGCAATACATTTAGTGGTCACTTCTTAGTAGGAGTCTGGTGTTTAACTTTTGAAACCATGCCAAAGGGTTTGATTATTGATAACAATAAATTCTTGGCTACTCGTTCAGCAGCTATAGATGTTGGAATGATTCCTGAAGTTATTATTAGAAATAATTCTATTTACTCTGTGCCTTATTCAGATTTTGATTTGTCAGATACTACCTTAAGAGGCATAAAATCTAATGCCTTTAAAACAATCTGTTTAAATAATACTATAAATGGTTTTAATCTACAGGGAATTTATTGGGAACCTAGATATAAAGTTGTCAACACCAGCTCTGAATTGTCTGCATACTCAGGTGGATACAACAACACGTTATACTCCAGTTCAAACAAAGGACAAACGTGGGCATTTCCTAGTTGCGTCATTAGTGATAATGATATTCAAGGATTTGTTTCAGGTCAAACCTATGTAGCCAAAGGTATTGAAATTGCTCCTAGAAGTATTAACGCAGGAGTCTATGGTTGCATTATTAAAAACAATACAATTAAAGATGTAGATCGAGGAATTAACTTAAACTCATCAGCACACAGTACTCCGGCTAGTATTTCTCAAGAAATTAAAGGGTTAGATATTATTAATAACACTATCTATTCTGAGAGAGCTAACTCAGCTAAGGGTTATGGTTCATGTATTAACTTTGAATCTACTACAACCGCAGCTAATCTTGGTGAACGATCTATTATTAGCGGAAACAGATTGGAAACAATCTCATCTGGTCAGTCTAATACTGGTCAACAGGTAGACCCGGTGGTTCAATTTGGTTCTAGTTCTTCTAGTTTTGCTAATATAAAAGAAAGTATTATCACAAACAACCTAACCTTAAACGGAACCTACTCTATTTATACCGGATCTGCCGCAAATGCAAACGTAAGGTTTAGTCTCCTGTTTAATAACATGTTCTCTAACCACTCTAATATTACTAATCCTACCTATGGGTATGGACCGATTAATGCTACAGCAAAGAACAATCCAATTGGTGCTCCGTCTAGTACAACGACACCAGCAGCAACCGCAGCTATTCAAAATCTGGCTGATGGTATTGTTAACAACTTCTATAGCAATCAGTATAATCCATAAGGAGAAAATTATGAGTAATAAAATTAATGCTTTGAATGAAATGCTTCTGTCTCAAATGATAGAAGATCTTAGAGATCCGAATAAATGTACTCCCGGTCTTTATCAAGTAGTCAGGGGAATGATTTCAGACAATAGAGATCAATTGGATTCTATTCCTACTGAAACTTTAAACGAAGTAGAAGATATGATTAACAATACCCCATTTAAGTTTGGCACATAATTGGGTTTGAAGGAGAATAAATATGATTTTAGAACTGTTACTTTTAACAAGCGACCCTGCCGGTCCACCATCTGATCCTGATGTTGTTGCAATGTGGATCGACGATCTTGGTAGACTCACTCCGTTCGGTCGGACGTTTGATGTTTACATTCAAACTGGTTTTGATCCAGAGTTTTCTTATCCAAATGGTGATCCCCGCCGACCATATATGATCGGCTCGACTCGTGGCAGTGAATCACCTTCGCGTTCATTCGGTTGGGCGATTGAAGGTGAAATGTTCAAGAATCGCAGACCCGATCATCTTTATCCTTGGTTGGAAAACTGCCAAGAGTGCATTGAATACTGGGAGATAGACACTGGGATTGTCTGCCCAGATGCGGGAGAGTATTGGAACTGCATCCAATCCAACCCATACCAACGGTGGATGTATCTGGGTGCAAACTTTACTCCAGTCAACTGGTACTTTGATGGACCACAAGGCTGCTGCCCAAGAACCGGCGACTTGGTTGATCTTGAGTACGCATGGTGTGACTCATGGATTCTGCATGGTCCCCTTGGCAAGAAGTATGGCAGCGGTATCAGCCAACAGTACAAGTACCCGATGGTACAACAACAGCACAAGGATTTGATGGATACGCCTGTGCTGAAGTTCTGGCTTCCTCGTGAAACCATTGTTGGACAGCAATGCTGCTCTGCTCCATCGCAGAACGACTACGGCGACTTGATCCGGTGGAACCCAGATGTTGATTGGGAGAGCGAGAAGCACCCCGGTTCGTTTCATATCGCTCGGTTTACTGGTCCCGATTACTTCTCGTCTGGTGGCGTTGTGCGGTTTGCTTGCGGCAACGATCATCCCTGCGACCCGTCACCGTACTCGATCAATTATTACCCAGACAACTCGTGTCCATCTGATCTCAATGAAGATGGTATTGTAGGTTTCCAAGACCTCCTTCAAGTTCTGGCGGACGTTGCCGCGTTCAAGTACCATCCACAAACAAACAATGGTTTCAACGCCATTCTCAAAGTCTTGTCCGAATGGGGGAATTGTAATGGCTAAGAAAAAGGGGGGAATGAAAGGGTGTACCCTTAAGAATGGATGTAAAAGTAAAGCAGGAGGTTTAACTGCTAAAGGTAGATCAATGATTAACAGAAAAACGGGGTCTAAATTAAAAGCCCCACAACCGGGAGGTGGTCCAAGAAAAAGATCTTTCTGTGCCCGAAACAAGGGACAGATTAAAAAGTTTAACATTGATTGCAGAAAAACCCCAAAGAAAAGAGCTTGTTTAGCTAGAAAAAGATGGGCTTGTTAATGAGTAAAGAAGGGAAGATTAATCCAGATTGTCCACAATGTAGGGAAAGGGTTCAAAAAGATGCGTGTAGTTGTGAAGATAAATACAATTCTTTACAATCTAAGTATCAAAAGCTTGTGATTATTTTTGCTATTGTTTCTGGAATAGTTGGTAAAACAATTATTGAAGAAGCTATGTCTTTATTTGAATCAGCTGCTCCAGCTATAGAGGTATCACAAGTAGATCCTAAACCTAAAAGAGTTGTATACGATAGCCCTGTATATAAAGATTCAGTTTTATTTGCCAATGTTCCTCCTTTGTTAACTAGATTAGAATACAATACAGAGATACCATATTTATTTTTTGAAGAGCAAACCTATGTACCAAGTATAAACCCTCTGGTTCCGCTCTCTATATTTTTTTCTGAAAAGGAGAAAACGTAATGGCTAAGTATAGTTACAAGTGCGCTTGTGGTACAACGACAACTACCACAGAACAAGACGCAATTAAACAACTTTCTCAAAAAGCAGGCGTTGTTCCTAATTACAATCCAACGGGAAAGAAAAATGGCAAAAAAGAAAAAGGCAAAACGTGACGCTTGTTACCATAAGGTAAAGTCACGTTACACTAAATTTCCTAGCGCGTATGCTTCGGGTGCGTTAGTTAAATGTAGAAAAGTCGGAGCTAAAAATTGGGGAAATAAATCAAGGAGAAAGAAGTAATGCCTCATCAAGGTGGAAAACCACATAAAAAGAAAACGGATAATAGAATGAAGAAGCCTGCAAAGGCTAATGTTGGAACTCGTACTGGTGGATTCCCTCGTAAATCTCCAGCCAAGCGAACCACTAAAATGAAGAAGAAGTATTAATACCTAAGGAGTTAATCATGGCTAAAGAAGGTCTTAAGAAATGGTTCAGCCGAAACAAAGGTAAAGGTTGGATTGATTGTAAGACCGGGAAGCCGTGTGGTCGCAAGTCTGCTAAGGGTGGATCTAAGCGTCCATATCCAGCTTGCCGTCCTACAAAAGCTCAATGTAACTCTGCTAAAAATAAAAAGAAGGGTCCAGCTCGGATCTCTTGGAAAGGTAAAAAGAAAAAGAAATGAATCCACCCAAAGAAATGGTAGATGATTTTAGAAACCATTTGTGGGCTTGTTTTAAATATTTAGGATTAGGGGAACCTACTGCTGCCCAGTATGGTATGGCTGAATGTTTACAAGATGGTCCTACTGATATGCAACTGCAAGCAGGTAGAGGCTTTGGCAAGTCGGTGATTACCGCTTGCCTAGCCTCTTGGTTTCTACTACGCGATCCAAACGCAACGATCATGGTTGTGTCGGCTACCGGAAATAAAGCCGCAGAATTTATTAGTATGACCCGTAGGATCTTAGATTTAGTTCCTTACTGTGAACATCTTAAACCCGGAGATCATACTACAGATAACGCTTTTGCTTTTAATGTAGAGGCTCGAACTAAAATTGGACAGGATAAATCTTGTTTCGCTAGAGGTATTGGCTCTCAGATTACAGGTTCTCACGCAGATTATGTTATTGCTGATGACGTAGAGATTGAAGGTAACTGTGAAACCGCTGCTTCTAGAGAAAAGTTACTAGTAAAGATTAGTGAGTTTGAACAGATTAGAAATGTGGGGGGTAGAGTTTTATTCTTGGGTACTCCACAGATTCAAGAATCAGTTTATAATAAATTAAAAGATGGTTATCCTGTCTTTAAGTTTCCAGCAATCATGCCCGATAAAGAGAATCCAACAGAAAGCATAGATGTCTCTGATTGGATTTGGGAATGTGGGATAGAGGTAGGTAAACCAACGCAACCAGAAAGATTTTCAGAAGAAGTCTTAATGGAAAGACTCGCGAAGATTGGTCCAAGACTGTTTGCCTTGCATTATAAATTAGATACAACGCTTTCAGATATTGCAAAGTATCCGTTAAAGCTTCGAGATCTCGTTGTTATTGATATTAACCCAGAGGTTTGTCCAGAAAAAATTGTTTGGGCTTCGTCAACTGCAAATAAACAGATTCCATCCTTTGGATTTGCTGGTGATTTAATCTATGAACCTATGTGGATATCTGATAACTATATTCCGTATATACAAACAGCTATGTTTATTGACCCTTCTGGTAGAGGCAAAGATGAAACCTCTGTTTGTGTAGCATCTACTGCTAATGGTTATATTTTTATTCATGAATTGTTAGGCTATGAGGGAGGATACGATACTCCTACAATTTCTAAAATTGCTAAGTTAGCTTATCAATACAATATAAAACTTATTAGAGTTGAAAGTAACTTTGGTGATGCTATGTTTGCTCAAGTTCTTCGTCCTAAGATTGCAGAATACTGTGGTCAAGTGGCGATAGAAGACTATAGAGTATCCGGTGCTAAAGAAGCAAGGATTATTAATATTGTAGAACCTATCATGGCACAGCATAGGTTAGTCTTAGACACTAGTGTAGCTAAAGATAAAGAAAATCAATATCAAATTACTAGAATTCATGGTGGTCGTGGTGCTTTAAGACATGATGACCGTATTGATGTACTGTCTGCGGCGGTAAAATACTGGGAAGATGCTCTGGGTCTTGACGTAGATCAAACTATTCAAAAAAATCAAAGACAAGAAAAACAAGAAGTTATAAAAAATTGGCTTAGTGACAATAGATTTTATGGTTTGCTTGGTGACAAAGCATCTGGTGCGTTGCGATTACAAAAGCAACCACCTAGAAAAAATAATAAATGGTCCATTAAAAGGAGAAAGTAATGATTCCAGTCGGTATGTTAGAACATATAGGGGTTTCCGCAATGGGTATGCAGAAGATTGCACAGGGCAATCAACAGCTCAACGTTAATCCAAGATTGGTTGAAATACATAACGATCCTGATTCTAACTCAATGGATTTATTAGGTGAGTTTCTTTCTGGTCCTAAGCCTCAGACTGTTAAAAAACCTACTGTAAAACCTCCTCAAACTGGATACTATGATCAAGAAACATTTAATAGGTGGCATTTAGATAACAATGAAACACCATCTAAAGGTCATGGATTTTCCCGTATCCCTAATGGAAAAGATGAAGGTCTTATTCTTAAACTTGATGGTCATCCTACTAGATTTAAAACACTAATCGAGGATCAAAAACTTGGTGCTCAGTTTTACAGAAGAGGAGCCGGTA